CATTTGCACCTGCTCCTGCTTTTCTTTGTACTTCTGCTGTTGTTGCGAATATACCAGTATCTGCCATGTTATTTCTAGTAGAGATATATATTTAAACTTTTGTTCATTACACACCATGCAGCCCTTATAGCTGCTTCTGTAATGTGAGAATATCTCCCATAAATCCTTAATACTTCATTTTCAGTATATTCAAATTGAATACTCTGCAAACTCCGTTTTAAGTCAGTGTGCTTTAACATTTCAATTCTTCCTTGTTCCATTAATCTTAATAAATTTCCGTATAAATCGTGTTTCAATATTCTTTTCTTCCTATTACCATCTATTGAACGACTTGAATTATTAATACCCACGATTGTTCTTTTATATCTCTCATACAATATATCGTATATTGGTGCCCCTAATCCACCATCATCTATATATATTTTATTAAATTTATAATACTCCTGCAAATCAATTATTCTTTCAATAGTATCTGCTGTTGAAATGTTTGATGTTGTTTCTACATAAACAATTTTAATCCTTTCCTTTTTTATAAATTTAACAATTACAAACGCATTCTCATCTCCACCATATCTTGCAACATCTACACCCAAATAATACTCCCCCTCTTGTTCATCCCATTTATCTATACTCATACATTTGTCAATTAAATCTGTTGGGAACATTTGTGTCAATTCCTCTAAGAATTCTCCCTTGAATTCTTGTGCATACTGCATCTTAGTCATCTTTGCTTTTTGTTTATCTAAAAAGTCTTGAGAAATCCTTGAACAATCCTCTGAACTTACTGCCCATGTCTTATAATCTTTATCCCCAAAACATTCATAAAAATATCCTTGTTTTCCATAAGGAGTAGATAATAGAATTATATTTCCTTTAGTTGTTGCCAACATGGGTATAACTGCTACCCATACCTCTTCAGGAATGAATGCAGCTTCGTCAGCAATTAATAAGTCCACTGTGTAACCTCTTATACCATAACCACTTCTCCCAGTGGGTAAACAATGAATTCTTGTCCCATTTTTTAACTTCATATAATGTTTAGTTGGTTTATCTTTTCTTGTTCCAACTTGCCCCTTATCTAGAAATAATATAGTTTCCACAACCTTTTCAAATAATAATTGTGCTTGTCTATCAACGGATGCTATAATAAGTACTGTCTTCTTCGGATTCTGGATTGCATATTGGGCAGCTTTCAGGGAAACAACGGTACTCTTCCCAACTTGTCGTCCAGCCCTGATTGCAATCTGCTTTGCATCGTTCTCTAACACTTCTTTCTGCCATGTGTCTAGTTGTATTAGTTCATTTATCTTCTTCATCAGGAAATTCCTTTAAAGCTTCCTCAGCCATATCTATAATTAACTCAGAAGTTCTCATTTGCATTTGTGCTTCTCTGTGGATATTTTTTGCAGTTCCTAATGTATTAACCCAATCTACTTTCTCTAGTTCCACTTTCATTCTAATTCTTGCTCCTGCATTCTTTTTGCTGTTTGAATATATTCTTTTGCTGTTCTTGATGTACAATTATATTTTATACATATATCAAATATAAACTTCTCTTGGTCTAATTCATATCCCCTTGATGATAATTCATCTAAGGTTCTTTTTATTTCTCCAATTCTATTTTTTCTTTCTAAACTGTGTCTTTGTGTTGCATCCATAAAATACTTAATACCTTATAGTATTTAAAGATTGTGGTGTCCTGTGTGGTAAGGTAGTACCCATGCGCTCCTAAATATATACATTATTTTCTTATATGCAGCATAGCTCTTGCTAATAGATATTATGGCTGCAGAGGGTCCCTCGCTTTTTTTACAGAAGACATAACTGCATTCCTCATACACAGAACACTATAAACCATACCTAACGCTTTCACACGACTTAGTTATATTATTAATACTTAATTCTTTATATATGTTTATTATCTATTCTTAGTAGTGACATAATAAACCTTCCCGTTTCCCTTTAGGGAAACTCCAGGTAAAAATATTGATAAGTCATAAACGATTTTATTTGATTTATAGAAGTCTTTTTGTGTGTGTTCTGTAGTACCTTAATAGTGGTAAGAAAGGTTTATATATGTGTGTGTTCTGTATATATTAGGTATAACAACTTAATAAATAATCTTAGGATACACCCTTTTTGAGTTGTTATATCTATTAATCAATGTAAGGGGGTAAGTGCGAGAATGATAAAACAAAGAACAACTTTAGAAATTGCAAACAGAATCTGTGGAATGCTTTTTAGTAAAGATTTTAAAGAATTGACAAAAACAGAAAAGCAAGAATTTAAACAATTTATCTTAGAATGCGAAGACTATATCTCCAATATAAGAGGATGGTGACAAGTACTGTAACAGAAACAGAATTTATTTGTAGATTTGCAGAACTAGACAGAAAAGACAATTTTTCCTATCATGGAAAAATAGCTCTATTTGACTATTTCGAACAACTAGAGGAAGACATGGGCGAGAATATAGAATTCGATTGTATAGCTATTTGTTGCGAGTATACCGAATATGAAAATTTAAAAGAATTTCATAAGGTATACGATAAAAAACAATTCCCAGATTTTGAAACAATAAGAGAACATACAGAAGTTATAGAAATTAGTGAAGTAGTTGAAGATTCAGAAAGCTTTATCATTAGAGATTTTTAAAAATGGAAATTAACACAAAAATAATTGAAATCGAAGAAAAGGTAGCTAAGAACGGACGAAGATACCACAGAGTAAAAACTAATGAGGGTTGGCTGAGTGTGTTCGAAAAGGATATTGTGGAAAGCTTAAGAGATTATGTGGGGGGCATGTGTAATATTGCCGTAGCTGAACGAGGAGATTTTAAAAATATAATCGGTTTAGTTGACGAAGATATAAAGGTAGATAGCAAACTGGAACAAATCAAACAGGAAGAACAACCTAAGCCAAAGCAAAGCCAAAACGACGACAAGCCAAGCTTTTATGTAAGCTATGCAAAAGATTTATTTATAGCTTTAATAAGCAGACCAAATAATAACACGTTTGATGCAGAGTTAGAAATGAAACTAGCAATAGATTTAGTTAAACAAGCAAGAGAAAGCTTTAAACAATGATTGATAAACTAATCTTGATGCTCCAAGAGTTAAAGCGACAGTATAGGAATGTTTATCTAGATTTGACCAAGCCAAGCAAACAAGCAAACAAAAGAAATTGATTGATTATTCAACAAGCCAACCGATAGGTTGGCTTTTTTTTTATATTTTCAACCATCAAAACATTTAATAAGAATGTTTGCTTTAAAACTCACATAGAGTTTTAAACGTCACTATGCTTATATCACCCTCTTTTAAGGGTTGAAAATGGCAAAGCATAGCTTTGCCTGTATAAAGCAAAAGCTTTAGCTATAAGCTTAGCTAAAAAGACAAGCTAAGCTTATTAGTAAAGCTTTAGCTTTACTATTGCCCCGTTTGCACAGTATAGTGCAAACTTCCCAAAGCATTATAAGCAGCTTTGTTTGTCAAAGCTGCCAATATAAAGCTTTGCATAGCTTCGCTATGCCCCCATGTGTAAGCGTAACCTTTAACTATAAGCTTAGCTAAAAAAACAAGCTAAGCTTATTAGTAAAGCTTACGCTTTACACCCCCCGTGCCACCACCCCACCCCACCCACCCTGCGAGTTTAACATTGATTGGATTCATATTCATAGTAGCACTTCAAATATTTTATTACTAAATCTATAGCATTCCAGTAGAATAATTTCCTATAATATACCATGTTGTTCCGTTGCTTTGAATAGTTAAACATGTTCCGTCGTTAATGGTTTGCGTTGAAAGTCCATCAATAGTTTCTGCTCCTGCTCCATCAAGGGTTATATCATTTAACATACTTCCATTGTTTTTTATGTTTAATATTAAACCATTTCCATCAGTTGAATTATACGCAGAACTTGCACTTGGTAATGTTATTGTAAAACCACCCCCATCACTACCACAGATTATAGTGTGGTCGTTTATTGTTGCCGTATAGTTGGCTGTTTTTGTTACTATGGGTAGAGAGATTCCCCCATCAATATCTAGGGTTGTATTGGGTACAGATGTTCCTATTCCCACATTTCCCCCATCTTTAATTATAAATACTTTTGTTCCCCCATCTCTTGCAACAAAAATGGGAGAGGTTTGCGAATCGTTATCACAGATTAATGCTGAACTTTCAAAGCTTGGAGTTGAATTATCCAAAGAAAAATACCCCCCTATTTGTATAGGCGAGGTTCCTGTATTTAATCCGTTACCTAAAACCCCTATATTTGTTGCTGAATTTTTTGCATTAACACTTTTTCCATATAATCCTAGATTTAAATCCCCCCCTAGTGCTTCCGTGTAAGCCCCCACGTTATACCCTGTTGTAGTTGCTTGTGCAAAACCTCTTATACCACTATTTAAAGTCGGTGTACTTGTTGAACCGACGTTAAGTGTCGTTCCTGTTCCTGCTGCTCTATTAATAAATTCTAAACCCACATATTTCCCTGCCCCTGTTGAACCTGCGTTTAAATCTACTCTAAAACCCACTAACCCCTCTGTTGTTGTTCCAGAACCTGTTGTTATATTTATAAAACTGCCAACTGCAGAAGATGAGGGATTGGCTGGAAGTGTTCCAGTTATATTCATAAAATTTGATGTTGATGATGTTCCACTTAATGCTGTTCTAAATGTAGTTATATCGTTTCCTGCACTATCTTCAAATACTACTAGATTATTTGTTTGAGTAGAGTGTCCTTGTACTTGTAATTGAATTTCATCTGCATCCCCATCAATAAATAATTTTCCCCCTGCTGTTGCACTTCCAATAGTTACGCTATCAGTATCTGTGTTAAGATTAACTACGTTAGAAACTGTTGTCCATGGGCTACTTCCACCACCACCACCTGCTGCCCATTTTATTCCACTATCTTCCCCACTATCTGCTGTTAAAACTTCATCATCACTTCCTACACCTAATCTTATTAGATTATTTCCATCATCAACTAGAATGTCCCCTTTCGTCGTCGTTGGAAGAGAATTATCTACACCTGAATAATCAGTCATAAATATATTATCTCCACCAAATTTTCCAACAGTTGTTTTCTTTGGTGTCTTTACATTTGTAAATTTATTAATAATACTTTTAGTTTTTTTATCTATAACCATCTTATATTAAAGGTTAAATTCTATTTAAGCTTTTTTGACAGTCTTTTTTGAATCTTTAGAATCAGTACCTAATAATTTTGACAACATTTCAACTTGTTCAGTGTTACCTTGTTTTTCAAATAGTTCTTTTAATTTTAATATAGTTTCTTTAGTCATTTTAAGCTTGAGTATTAGAAATCAATGTGACTGCTTTTGGATTCTTTAATTGACATGCTCCAACTTCCCAACTCCTTATTGTAAATCCAATACCTGCATCTTCAATAGTCCTTGTTGTTAATCCTTGAACTGCTTTCCATGTTGCTGCTTCTTTACCAATTACAACTGCTGCATAATCTGCTGTAACATTATTGCTTACAAGCACTGTCAGCCCTAAGAACTCTCCAATTCGTCCATTTCTTACCTTTTCAGAACTAAACTGTGGAATGCTACTACCTTTTGTAGAAATAAGCCATGTTAAAAGACTTTTGTAGTCCTTAGGGCTTAGTAATAAGAATGTATCTCTGTCAGGGTTATAGTCATTCTCGCTAATTTTTTGTTTTGCTTCGAGAATATCTTCAACTGGGTCTTGTCCACTTCCTGCATCCCAAGCTGCTGTTGATGTTACTGAATTAATATTAGCTGGGCTTTGATTTTCTGTTATTACATCCCAGATTTCTGCATCTACTGATTTTGCTACTGCTCTTGCAACTCTTAATAGACTTCTTGCAATCGTATCAACATCATTTGTCTTTGCATCTTCCCATGAAATTCTGCTTTCCATTCCATGTTTCTTCATATAAGAATTTTGTTGTGTCCAACTTACTTCTCCATGTGGAAAGTTTGCCAATCTTGGAACTCCCTCAACTGCACTTCCAGTTCCACCAGTTAAATCTGCTGCTGTTTCTTGGTAATATCTATCTTGCCATGAACTAACCATTTGTGAGATGCATAGTTGTTTAAAAACATATTCTCTTAATGCAAACCCAGTTACTACTTTACTAATATTAAGTCCTCTAATATCCTGCATTCCAGTTGTATCTGCCATTAGTTATATATCCCACATGCTATTGCTATTACTTCATTTGTTGACGCTGTTTCTAACGCAACTCCAACATCTGAAAATAAAGTGTCTGCTGCTGCAACTTTTGTAACTGTATTTGCTCCTGAAATACTTACTTTTTCTCCTGCAGTTACTGCTGCACTTGCTTTAATATCAAATATTCCACAGGTCCATAATCCTAAACTTGTTGAACCATCACTCGCAACTTTTTCTGCATTGGCAATTCCTGCATATGCTTCATTGTCTGCACTTGTTGCGGCTGCTGTTCTTGGGTCTGTTATTTTACATAAAGTTCCTTTTTCAATACCTGCACCATCTGCTACAGTGAATCTTACAGGTCTTCCCTTAGGTTGTCCCATTAATTCAATTATAACTGCTTCGTTTGCCATGAATTACAGAACACAGAATATTATATAAATGTTTCTATAATTTTTCTTTTAAAAGGTCTTTGAGTTTTTCCATTTGTGCGTCTGTTAATTCTACAAAACTTGGTTCTTTTTCCCAGTCCCAACAATTTCCACACACATTTCTTTTATCTCTTGGAGTTCCTATTAAGAATTTTTTTACTTCATTGCATGTATTGCAGTTTTTTGCAATTAAATCCATTATACATTATTAGTTAAGAAGACATCTTCTTTTCCATCTAAGAAATCTTCGGCAAATTCTTCATCAGTTCTTTCTCTTGCTTTCAATCCACCCTCAGCTTTTCCCCCAAATGTTGCTTTAACTAACATTTCCTCTTGCCTATTGAGAAGTTCTTCTCTTTTTTTATTTGCTAATTCTAATCTTTCTGCTGCTGTATTTGCTCTATCTATTGCCCTTAGTGTTTCTTGAGTTGATTCATTTTCTATAGTATCAATTTTCTTTTCTTCAGATTCCAATTCAGGTTCATCAATTTCTACTTTTTCGTTAAAATTTGTTTCCATTATATATTTACCCCCTTACATCTTCCTCAGTTATTCCTTGTAATACTTTTTCTATTGTGCTTAATAATCCAAATGTTAATGATGATTTTTCACTTGTTGTTTTTCCTTGTGTTATGCTTTTATAATAAGGTTCATCCTCTATTCTTCTTTGCAGTTCTCTTCTTCTTACTTCTGCATCTCCCTCTAAGAATATCCTTGATTTTTCTTTTGCTAATTCCAGTTCTGCTTCGTTTTGTTTTGTTTTGCTTTCTTCAAAAATATCTGATTTTTCTTTTGCTAATTCTAATTCTGCTTCGTTTTGTCTTGCTTGACTTTCTTCAAATAATCTATTCTTTTCCCCTGCTGTTTCTAATTGGTCTTTTTGAAATTGACTTGGTTCTCCTCTTTGAATTCTGTCCATGTCCCTTTGCAAACTTTCTGTAGATAGAATTGCTACTCTTGCTTTGTCTAATGTAGATAGGGCTACATTTAATCCTGGCACTATCATTCCCACATGGTCCCATAAGTCTGGGTTTGTCATTTCTTCAAATACTGCTAATTGTTCTTGATAACCCTCAACATCTCCTTGTTCTACTGCTCGATTTAAATTGTGTTGTAAACTCTCTATTGCATCTCCTGTGTTATGAACTGCCCATGGTATTGTTCCTAACATAGCACTAATTCCTATAATTGCTTTTCCACTAAATCCTGATTTGCTTAATATACTGCTCCCTAATCTTCTTGTTTTTGTATTTGCAGGAAATCTTAATGCTGCTTTTATTTTTGACGCTCTATTTTTATCCCCTATTTTAAATAATTTTCCTATATTACTTTTATTGGGTACTTTCCCTATTATCTGCCGTTGGTCCACAATTTTCTGCCCCTTTCTAAATCCTGTTGAAAACCATTTTGTTCTTCCCTTTGCATTTGTCAACATTCTTTCTCCTGGATTAATATTTATCCCTGTTCGTGTCAAATTACCTGTTAATCCTGTTTTTGCTCCTACTTTACTCCCACCTTTAACTCCTGATAGAAATCCTTTAGCTCCTTTTGTAACTTTTCCTGTCGCTGTTAACATTGATAATGCGTCTATTATCTTAGAAGTTGTACTAAAAGGGTCCCCCACTTGTTGAATTACTGGTTGTAATATTCCTTTAAAACTTTCTCCACTTCTTAATCTATCTAATTGTCCTGAAATACTTCTGTCTACCTCAGTTTTTCCTGGAGTTTTTCCACCTAAATAAATAGTATCATCTCTTCTTTTTTCTTTCTTACTTTTACTTTTATTTTTTTGGGAATATCTATCACTTGGAGTTTGATAAGTTTTACTTTTTCCTAATCTTATATTGCTTTTACTAGAACTCTTAGAGGGTTTTATCCATGTCCCTTTTTTTTCCCCACCTGGTAAATAACCACCTACCTTTCTGTCTATCTTCTTATAAAACTTTTTTAATCCACTAAAAAATCCCATTATTTCTTATTCTCCTCATAAACACGTTTACTAAAATAGTAACCAATTACTAATGCAATCATGGCATCAATCGTTCCATTATATCCTGCCAATTTTGTATAGAATAATAATACTAATACTAATACTGCTACTAGGTCCCTTGTATAAAACTTCATCATCTCACACCTTCCATTTCTGCTGTCGTGTCATTTGGTTCTGCTGCTGTTAATGGTCCCTCTTTTTCTTCCATATCCATTTCATCCCCTCGGGGTTTATTGCTTAATAATTCATTATCTAAACTTGCAGGGAATTCTAATTTTATTTCTAAATTTAATTGATTTAAAATTTGTTCTTCTAAATATAATTGTTCTTCTTCAATAGTTTGTTGGAATGCTAAATATGCAATCTTTGCAGCTGCTTCTGTGAATTCCTCTGCATTACCGACGACGATTTTAGGAACTCCTGCTGCTTCATAAAAATATTTATTTAAATCTTGAATCCAGGGTAATGGATTCAATGTTGAATTTGCAGCAGTCCCCATTTGTTCAGGTACTACTGCATCTTTAGGAATATACATATTTTCTCCCTTTCCTCTTGCATTATCCATCTTTTGTTTAAATCCCTCAATCTTTGAAGTATCATCTGTATCTAAATGAAATATCCATACTGGGTCAATATTTCTGTGCATTACTCTTTTGAAATCATCCATAGCTTCATTCCTCATAAGAATTATATTTACTAAACTTTCAATCATACTTACTCCATGAATTTCATCTGCTACTCTATTTCTTGCTAAATGCAATATATCCTCAGGTTTAAATTTCTTATCTTTAGAATTCTTAACTTTTGATATCTGTTCATACCTTTTTATTATTCCTTGTCTATCTGCAACTATTCTTATACTTGCAGGGTCTAATGGTTTTAGATTAATTAGATTATCCTCTTCATCAGTTATTATTTCCAAAAACGCATCTCCACCTATTAATGATGTTCTTACAGCATTTTCAATAATTGTATTAAATGTATCTTTACCCCAACCTCTAATGCTATCTAATATTAGCGTCGTTATTTCATCAGCTAGAAATCCCTTACCTACAGTCCATGTTGCTTTCGCATCTATTACACTTCTTAATTCAGGTATTTGTTTATAATATCCAAAATACTGAGTAAACTCTGTATTCTCATAAGTAGTTTCATCTTGGTCTTCAGGTCCATCAGTGCTTTCACTATCTACAGAATAATCTGTCATAGTGTTTGTTAAATCACTTGCTTCTGCGTTTCCTATATCTGTTAATGGCATTATAATTCAGTATTATATGTTATTCTCGCACCATATACAATATCCCCCTCTAGTGTTGTAGTATGTATATAATATCTGTATTTTCTGTTATTTATTTGTGCAAAATCTATTTTTATATCTTCTTGATTTATATTAAATACTCCTGCCGATAAATCGTCTTTTGATGCTCCATTTGTTGAATTATCTGTTCTACTTAATACCCATTGTTCACCAGCATCATTACCATAAAGTATTACTGCTGTTACTGTGCAACCATGTGGTAAATTAACCTGTGCAACCACAGGAGTTACTGTGTTTGTATCTATAGTTCCCTTAGTATTTGAATATACAGTTGATGTTGATTGTGCTGTCGTCATAAATTGCGTTCCTGCTATTGATAGATAATCTTCTTTAGTTTTTTTACCTAACCCTACGTTATCTCTATCTTCTGATTTAAATAGTGTGTCCATACCAAAATCTAATGCCATTATATTCCCCTAAACATTTTATTTATATCAGGAATCTTTGCTTCATCTTTATTATCAAATCTTTTTGCATGTCCCATGACAATAGATTGTTCTCCTATATCTATCCCACCTTGAATTATTCTACCTAATAATCTTCCATACTTACCAACTCTTTGTTTTCTATTTATTTTTATTTGCACATCTTCATTTAATATCCTTTCAGATAACCAGTCTTTCCCCTCTTTTGCACCAACTTCATCTTTTTCAGGAGTATCTATATTTAACATTCTTACTGGAAAATCAAAATCTCTAAATTCTGCTTTAACTCTTATTGTATCTCCATCAACTACTTTAACAACTACTGCTTCAAAATCTTCTGTTATTTGTTTATGTGGGCTTTCCCAATAATACAACTCCATCTGATTATTAGTCAATTCAGGGAATGTTTTAAAATTATGCACCATTGATAAAGTCTATTGCCTTTCTATCTCTTAGAAGACTTAACCCCCTTAGTGCTGCATCTCTTAAAATGTTTACTGAATCTTCTGCATCTATTCTGCTTGTATATCCACTCATATCATATTGAATTACATATATTGCTGCTAAATTACTTGCAACCTCTTTTAATATTCCTTTCACATCTACATTTAAAGAACCATAATTATCTGAAAAATTATACCTACAACTTACATTTATAAGACTTTCAGCTTGTGTTATAAAATCATTTATGTATGCTTCTGCTTTACTTGTAGCATTTGCACCTGCTCCTGCTTTTCTTTGTACTTCTGCTGTTGTTGCGAATATACCAGTATCTGCCATGTTATTTCTAGTAGAGATATATATTTAAACTTTTGTTCATTACACACCATGCAGCC